CTAATAACAAGGAAGAAGAAATTGTTACTTATACAATAAATGATAATGAAAACAACAGCCTACCAGATTGGGTGAAAGCTGTTAAAGAACAAGAGAAACTTGGTTAATTAATTTTTAGGAGGATGCTTAAAAATGGCAGATATTAAGAGAAAAGGCTATGGACAGGTTGAGCCTAATCACCTTTCTGGTATTGTCACTGGTCAGATTTATGCACAATTACCAGTGAAAAGCAGTGAAACACAACTTGAACAAGGACAGTTTGCAAAATATAATTATGCGGCTGGTGTCGTAGACTTCGATAGTGAAGATGGCGAGTTCATGCTTGTTTATAATGAAGAAAAGCTTTATGATGAAAGAAAACAGGCTCATAAAGATTTTGTCTATAAAGTGGGAGATTTTACTGATAAGCAAATGTTCCCGCGTTTAATTAGAACTTATGTTGGTGATATTATGACCACAAACATGATTGGGGCGGCTAATACTACAGGAGATGAGGCAGAAGTTACAATTGGTGCTGATGATACTCTTGTTGTAGGTGCATATTTAGCTCCAAATACAACTAAAGGTATTTTAACAGTTGCTCAATCCAAACCAGAAAGTGGTATGGTATGGAAAATTGTTAAAGTTTATACAATGCCAGATGGTCAGTTTGGCGTTAAGATTCAGAGAGTACAGTAATAAGGAGGAAAGAAAAATGGCATTAACAAGAGATCAACTTATTGAGTTAGCTAGAGCCAATGCAAAGGCTTCACTGAATCCTTCTATTGCTTATTCTTTTGGTGGAGAAAAACTTTCAGCAGAAGCTCTGAATAAAACATTTATTAAGGAGTTAAATGAACTTGGTTCTACTCCTCAAGATTTTAGAGAAAACAAAAATCTTATTTATACATTAATGGAAGTCGGTCTTACCGAGGTTCTTCCTCAGAAAGTGCTTCAGGCATATGGTCAGTTTGCCGATGTTCGTACTTTTGCGCAGGGCGTGAAACCTGTTTATAAGGTAAGAATTAGTGAAGCTTCCAAGAAACGTGCAAAACAGTTTGTTACAAGGGTCGGTCTTGCTGGTAGATATGAAGTCTTCAAGCTAGACGGATATTCACTTGAAGTTCCGACAGCTGCTTATGGCGGGGCTGCTCGTATTGAGTGGGAAGAGCTTCTTGATGGTCGTATGACCATGAATGATTATTACAGCCTTGTTCTTGAAGGAATGGATGAAGCTGTTTATAAGGAAATTGCAAAAGCTCTTGAAGCATTAATTAATAATGTTCCTAATCTTCAGAAGACTGTTCAGACTACTTTTAGTGAGACTGAAATGGATAAACTTCTTCAGATTGCAGATGCATATGGCGGAAAGAGTACAATTTATTGCACTTTTGAATTTGCCGCTACTATGCTTCCTGCATCATCCGATAATTGGTCTGATGCTATGAAAGATGAGATTTGGAATAATGGATACTTTGCTACTTATAAAGGACATCGTGTAATTATTCTTCCTCAATCTTTTGAAGATAATATTGGTAAGACTGCAACATATGCAGATAAGGTTATTGATCCTTCTCTTGCTTATATTATTCCAACAGGCTCTGAGAAACCTGTAAAGGTTGCTTTTGAAGGTGCTGCTCAGGTTAAATCTTTTGATAATCGTGACTGGTCTACAGAAATTCAGACTTATCAAAAACTTGGTGTGGCTACTTACATGATTAATCCTGGTATTTGTGTATATCAGAATACAACTCTCAAGAAATTTATTGGAGTTAAGCCTTAATAACTAAATAAAAATTACTTGGGGAGGATGAATAAATTTTATTCTCCTCCCCAATTTTTTTATATAATAATGGAGATAAAAGGAGTTTAATATTATGATTAATAAAGATAAAATGATAAAAGTTGTTAATAAATTTAATGGCACGGTTGGTTATACTATACCAGAAATGAATTTGCATAGAAATTTTTATCCTAAAGAAAATAAAGATATTAGTTTTGAAGAACTAGAAAGATTATCTTTTATTCCAGGTGGAGATGTTATTTTAAAAGATTATCTTGAAATTACAGATGAAGAAGCTGTTATGGCTTTATTTAATCAAAAATCAGAACCAGAATATCATTATTCAGAAGATGATATAAAAAAATTATTAACAGTTGGTACGCTGGATCAGTTTTTAGATTGCTTAGATTTTGCTCCTGATGTAATTAAAGATATGATTAAAGATTTAGCAATTAAATTGCCTCTTAATGATATGAATAAACGTCAAGCTATTAAAGAAAAATTAGGTTTTGATGTTACTAGGGCGATTGAAATTCAAAATACAAAATATGATGGCGAGACAGAAGAAGAGAATGAAAAGATTCAAAATACTACTTCTAAACGAAGAGCTAATCCAATAAATTCTGATAATACAGCGTCTGCCACACCATCTGGACGTAGATATAAGCCAATTACTAAAGATGAATAATTTTTAACAGGGGGTATATAAATGAATACAACTTCATTTTCACTTGTATATGACTCCTTTCTTTCAAAAATTACAGATGATATGTATTTAGAGTTAACAGAACTCGATACATTTAGAATGTTAGAACAATTATTACTTTCAGCTATTGAAAAATTTGAATTTCCTCGAATTGATTTAACTGATTATACATTATTAGAAACAAGTGGTAACGAAGAAGAAGATGATACTATTAAATATGAAGGTGGTTATTTTAATAATCAATTAACTCATGAAGAAATAAATATTTTAGCTGTTTATATGATTGTAGAGTGGTTAAGTCAGCAGCTTGCAAGTATTGAAAATACTCGAATGAAATACAGTGGCTCTGATTTTAAATTTACTTCTCAAGCTAACCATATGCAGAAACTTCTTCAATTAAAGAAGGATTATGAAAGAGAAGGTTTTCATCTTCAGCGCCTATATAAGAGAAGAGCTCCTGATAAAAAAGGTATTATGAGATCTACTTTTGGATTGTTAAGAACACCAGTAAATTATACTGTGAATGACCTCGTTGATCCACGAAGGGAGTGAGGTATAATATGATTTTAAAATACAATATAGATATAAAAGAACAAACAATCCATAATAGATTACAAAATCTTATTAATCAGACTTATAAACTCTTACCAAGTCGAGAAGAAGGCGCTGACTGGGAAAAACCATTACAAACGATATTAGAAGAATTGGCGGGAATGCAAAGATTAATGAATTGCGGCTATTCTGAAATTTTTTTCTCGTTATTAAATAAATTAGAAGGACTTTATTCATTAGTTGAAGATGAAGATTTTCTTTGTTATAGAAGAACAATTTTTGAGTGTTTAGGACTAATGAATGAATTACAAAAGAAAATATGTCATTAGAATTATTAAATAAAAGATTAAAATATCAAGGTGGGAATCAATAGCAAAGATTTATTAATGATAAACTAAGAAGTCTTAAGAAAGCTTTGCTTTATTCCTATCAAGCCGCAACTGCTATTTTATCAAATGGACAAGAATTTAGATGTTTGATTAATCCAGATAAAAATAAACCCGCTTATGATAATAAAATTATTTCTATTCCATATAAAGATATTTGTTTAAATGCTTCAAGAGTAGGTAAAACAACCGAAGGAGAGGTTGATATTAATATTAAACCTGGAGACGTTTTTACTTGGAAGGAAACAAATACTCATTGGTTGGTTTATTTGTAGTATATAGAAGAAGATGCATATTTTAGGTCAGAAATTCGTAGATGTGATCAATAGGTAAAAATAAATGATAATTCATATTGGGTTTACATTCGTGGACCTGTTGAGACTTCTATTGAGTGGACTCAAAAAGCTGGAGTATAGTGGAATACTTTAAATTATTCATTAGTTATGTATATTACAGCAGACGAAAATACTAATGACTATTTTGAAAGATTTAAAACTATAAAAATTTTAGATCCAAGATATAATAAAGAAAAAACTTGGCAAGTGGTCGGTGTAGATCCCTATTATGGAGATGGAATTATTCAAGTATTTTTAGATGAATATTTTGAAAATTCAATTGCTGATGCGGTTGCTCTTGAGAAATCTATTTAGTCTAGTTAGGAAGATTTAATAAATAAAAATGTTCCATATATAGAAGGCCCCACTGTAATTCAACAGTATGAAAATAATAGTGGTAGTGTTACTAAATATTATGAAATTCATAATGCAGAAAATGGTGAGTGGTATTTAAAATGGAAGAATGAAGAAGCAAAAAAATTAAATAGTTCTAAAAAGATTATTCCATTAAATATTCCGACAATTGAACGAGGAGTGTTTACATTAATTTATAGAATTGGATCAAATGATATTATACTTAATATAGAAATTGTTGGTCTATAAGTATATAGGAGATAAAAGGAGTAAACAAGATATATGAGAAAAGATTTAGCATTAAGACCTATTGATTTTACTTCATCTTTTTTATCTTGTGAAAAAGATTTAGAATCAATTTTAAGAAGACTTTTTATTGAAAGTCAACCATATAGTGATGAATTAAAAAAATTATTGGTAATTAATACAAAAGATTGTTTAGATAATAAAACAAGCGAAGTATATAAAAATGCAATAAAAGATATGAGCTTAGCTAAATTGCGGGAAATGGGTTATATTAAATTTGAACCTAAAGTAAAAATGCCTGAACATGAAGAAATTAAAAGTTATTTAATTTTTTCTTTTGATAATTTTATTTCTAATCAAAGCAATCCTGAATTTAGAGATTGCAATGTTTATATTGATATACTTTGTCACACTGACTGTTGGGATTTAGGCAATTTTAGAATAAGACCTTTAAAAATTGCGGGATATATTGATGGAATTTTAAATAAAGCTCGACTTTCAGGAATTGGAACTTTTCAATTTGCAGGATGCAATGAATTAGTTCTTGATGAAACTTTATCTGGCTATACTTTATCTTATTATGCAATCCATGGAACTGATGATTCATTACCTAGTTCTCATGATTGGATTCAAAAATGAATATTGATGATTTACTTTTATTATCAGGAAACGATCTTCCTTTTCCTTAGGCTAGTTTAACAATTCATCAACCGCGTTTAAAAGAGATTGCATATATTACTGAACAAAAATTTTGGTCAGCATGTGAGTTATTAAAATTTGATAAAGAAATTTTACCAAATTAGGACAAAGTTGATTTATTAAATAAGTCAAATTTTAATATAATAATGATGATGATACAAGAAAAAAATTTCTAGTCTTATTAGGCTCGAATAGGGGTGTTATCTCTTCTTGCATTGTTATTCCCAACAAGTAAAATTTTGTTGGATAATAAGACAATACTATTGCAAAATTATTAGACTAATGAAAAAAGTGAAATTAATGAAGAAAATTTTGAAAAATTTAAAGAAATTTTGATTAATATGTTTTGTCTTACAAATGAAGAAAATAAATAGTATAATCCTGATGGTGAATTAGCAAAAAAAATTGCTAATCAAATTAAAAGAGGAAGATAGAAGAAGGCGAAGCTGGCGCCCAATAAAAAAATTTCCATTTTAAATCGTTATATTTCTATTCTTGCTGTTGGATAGCGAAAAAATATAAATGATTTAATGAATTATACTGTTTATCAATTAATGGACGAATTTAACCGATATAAATTAAAATCACATTATGATTTATGGGAAAAAGGTAGACTTGCTGGAGCTACTGGCATGGAAGAACCAGAAGATTGGTTAAAAGACATTCATGAACGTTAGTTAAAAATATGAAACATATAAAATATTTTGTACAAAATATAAGGAGGAAATCCAAATGAAATTTGGTGTACGTGAAATTGCTAATGTAGTGTTCAGAGCAAAGAATGAACAAAGAATTGGTAATCAGACTTTTGCAAAAGGTCAACCAGTTTTTTATCTGGATACCGCAAAAACATCTTCTATGGAAGGTGCTGCAACCACTGTCTATGCTACTGGTGGTCGTGGTAATACTCGTTTAATTGCTTGGGAAGGTGAGAAAACTTTAACTTTCACAGTTGAAGACGCTCTTCTTTCTCCTATTAGTTTTGCTATGTTATCTGGTGCTGGAGTTATTAAGGGTGCTGCTGATTCCACTAAAGAAGTTCACTTCCATCAGACAACTAATGCTGTTATTGGTGCTGCTACTGGCGGCGGTCTTGAAATTGACTTAACAGATGCTTTAGAGTCTTCTGAAAAAATTTGTCCAACCGCTCCAATTTATATTATGAAACTTGATTCATACGGTGATTTAACTGGTGAAGTTCTTTCAGGCTGGACTGTTGACAATAGTGGTCAAAAATTAACTCATGCTAATGTTGCTGGTCTTACTGGCGCAGTTATGGTTGACTATTATGTGCTTAAGAAAGAGGGAACTGTTTCCGAGCTTCAGATCGATGCAGAACACTTTGGTGGATACTATTATGTAGAAGCAGATACTCTGTTCAGACGTCAGGCAGATGGTAAAGATTTACCTGCTAACCTTACATTCCCGAATGTTAAGATTCAATCTAACTTTACCTTCTCTATGGCTTCCACTGGTGATCCTAGTACCTTCACATTTACTATGGACGTGTTCCCTGGATACACTTACTTCAATAAGACTAATAAAGTTCTTTGCGCTATCCAGGTTGTTGACGATGCAAAAGAAGCTAAGTATGAGGCTAAACCTCTATTCCCGCATCCAACTGGTTTCGTGATTGAAGAATCTATTCCGAGAACTGAAGCTGATGGTGTTGTAACTAGATATGGTGATTCTGTTGATGGCGCAGATGATGCTAATGAAGGCGATACCCCAACACAGGGTTGATAATTAATTAAAAAAGAATAGGGAGGGTTATTATATAATCCTCCCATTTTTTTTATTAAGTTGGTGAAAATTATATGGCAGATGTCAATTTCAATGATGAAGCTCAAAAAATTTTAAAAGAATTACAATAGTTGTTAAATTTAGAAGATAAAGCAACTTTTAATGATAAGTTACAAGAAACTTGTAATAATTTTGATAATTTTTATACAAATTATTATCAAAATGTTTTAACAGCACAATAGGAACTTCAAAAACATAAACAACAATTACAACAATTAGGAGAAGATCCGGAAAAATCTTCTTCTTATATAAGACATAAACAAAGTGTGTCATAGTCAATGAAAACAACTATTGTGTCATTGGCAAATGCGGCAAGACAACTAGAAACTTTATTAACAGGATTTAAAGCTGTATTTTTAAAAACTTTAAATCAAGATTTTGTTCAACAAATTGTTATTGAGAATGAAGAATATGAACCAATAATTATTAAATTAACAGATTTATCTTCAATGAGTAATTTTATAAAATCTTCAACATCTGATTTTCAAGGAAAATTAAAATCAAATAAAGAAATACTAGAATTTATTAATAATAATACTCATGGAAGTTTATATGAAAAAATTTATGTAGTAGACCCATATATAAAAGTATATAAAGAATCTCGCAGAAGATTAAATATATTTTATGATAAAGTGAAAAAAGGACAAAGACATGGTGAAGGATTGTTACTTTATAAACCAAATAGAAGATGGATTAAATTTTATGTTAGTAACTTAGGAGATTTAAAATAGGGATATATCTCAATGGTATCTGAACAAACGCCTCTTACTACAAAAATTGAACATGATATTGAAATATTTACAAAATACATTGGTAGAGTTGATAATCTTCGTGGAACACTACTTCAAGATATACAAACTATTAGTTCACAAATTTCTGTTAAATCTGGATCTGCTTAGACAGGTTCTCATGAAGAATTAATTGAATTAATTAGAGAAATTAAAAATGGAAATTTTAAAAAAATAGAAGAAATTTTTAATCGAGATGTTATAAATACTCAAAATGAAGTTGGACAAAGAAATAGAGTTTATAGTCATAAAGAAAGTAAAAATAAAGTTGCTACAATGTTAGCTAAAGTATCTCAAAAGAAAGCTGAAGAAGCTATGGAATTTTCTTTACAAGATTTACAAAATGCTGGAAATATTTTGGTTAAAGTTCAAAGATTAATTTAATAATTTTTAGAGTTAAAAGGAGAATTAAATATGAAAGTATCTTATGCAAATATGAAATTAAAAGTTAATACTTCTGTGAAAACTTTTGATTTTGGCGGGCAGAAGGTAGAAGTCCTTCAGTACCTTCCCGCACAGGATAAGTATGATTTATTAATGGTAACATTACAAAAGTCAATGGAAAATGGTGCTTATAATGAATTTAAATTAAATTTATATTTTGAATTAAATTTAGTTTATATGTATACAAATATTTCATTTACTGAAAAACAAAGAGAAGATGAATTTAAATTATATGATACATTAAAGAGTAATGGGTTTTATGAACCATTTTTCCAAGCAATAAATGAAGATGAATATAATGAACTTTTTGCACAACTTAATGCTATTAAGGAAGCAAGTTCTGCACATAGAATGAGCGCGGGGGCGTTGATTAGTTAGTTGATTGATGATTTACCCGCAAATGCGGAAGCTGCTGCTAAGATTGTAGAGAATTTCGATCCAAAGCAATTTAAGGCAGTTGTTGATTTTGCCACATATGCAAATGGTGGTAGAAATATAAAAACAAATTTACCAATGAGTGAATAAAAAAAATAAGGGGCAGATGATTTAATCATCTGCCCTCTTTTTTATTTATCATTACCAAATTCATGACTCTCTATTGACAAACTATACCAACGTACATATTTAATAGGAATATGACGGTTTTTCCCATCAATTAATCTCATCCATAATAAATCGCTTCCGAATCTAACCTATTCACACTCAAACGATTCCATATAACCATCCCACCATCGAACGGTAACAATATTTTTTTTCATCATTTTAAAAATCCTCTCTTTTATTAAAGTTTTCCAGTAGAACCAAATCCATCTTCACCGCGTTCTGTATCTGATAATTCATCAACTTCATTAAATTCCATTTCAATATATGGAAGAAGAATCATTTGAGCAATTCTTTCGCTTGGCTCAATAAATTGTGATTCTTCAGTGTCATTATGTAGTGCAACTATGTATTCCCCTCGATAATCAGAATCACAAATGCCTACACAATTTGCAGGACGAAGTCCTCGTTTAGTAGCAATACCTGATCGTGCAAAAATCGCAACAAAAGTTCCTTCTGGTAATTCAAAAGAAAGACCAGTTCCAACTTTTACGGTTTCATGTGGTCGAATTCCAATTCTTTCATTTATTGCGGCATATAAATCATAACCCGCCGCATATTTACTTCCTCTTGTTGGAAGTTTTGCAAATTTATTTAATTTTTTAACTTTAATATTTGCCATTAGTCTACCTCATAATTAATGGTTACTGTAGAATCGGGTTCTTTAATATTATTAAAAATTTTCGTTAAAGAAAGTTTCCAATATTCATCAATAACTTCGCCTTTTGACTTTTGTTCCTTATGTTCGCTTGTATATTTTCCAAGAACATAAGACTTATCTGCTTTAGCCTCTTCGATAGCTCTTGTTGCTTCCGCTTCTGTATCAACTCTATAAGTTTCTACTGTACTAACTAAATATTTTGACATCCTTTTATCTCCTTTTATTTTAAATACATTTTATAATTAATTTATTTTCTTGATATTTTGTCAACTATTTCTCTTGAATTTGTTTTATAATACCTTTATTAAAATGCTCAGCTCCTGATAAATCGACTTGATAAACATCATAAATTCTAGATAATTCAAAAATAGTATCAGGAATATCTTTAACTTTAGTTTGTGTTATTTCAAGTTTATTTCCATCCTAATATACATAAAAAGTTTGATAAATGTCAAAAGGATGAATAATTCCAATAATTTTTTTCATACATACCTCTTTTCAACAATTAACATTGAATAACCCAATCATCGCAATTAAATAAATAATAAACAAAAATTTCTTTATCAATTTCTAACCAAATTTCCCAAGCATTATTCATTGTATTGGAGTCTTTTTCAATAGAAAGAATATTTCCTCTACTATTAAGCAAATCAATAAGTTCTGTTACTGCAATTTTACAAGGGTTAGAATTTTGTTTTTCATATAAATGAAATATTGTAAAATCATATCTTTCACGACAGAGTAGCATAGCATATCCATCAATCTGCCAATTAAACCACTCTTCTATTTTTGATTTAATTTGATCAATTTCAAATTGATTTAATTTTTTTTGTTTAGATAATATTTGCTTGTTAAAATCATATAACGTTCCTAATGAAACATTGTGTGTATTATTATTTTTATTCATTAAAACTCCATATATATTATAATAAAATTTTATTTAAAAATCAATCCCACGATATAATATACGTTGATTTTTGCTACCTCTTAACTCAAGCGTAATATCCTTTTCACTTTCTTTATATAATCCATCAATTAATACATCAATTTGTGATAAAATATTTATAATATGAAAATTTTTCATTTTTTGTAATTCTTCTAATGTATATCCAGTCCATATAAAAATTTTTATGTGTGGGAAGGCTGTTCGTACACTGGTTATAATATTATCTACTTCTTCTAAATTTTGTGGACAAAGAGGTTCTCCTCCTAAAATAGAAAAATTACGAATAATACCGTTTGCGCAGATAGCTTTAATAATTTGTCCTTTAATGTCAGTCGGAAGTTCTTTCCCGCCTTCAAAATCCCAAGTTTCTGGATTATGACACCCAGGACAGTGATGAGGTTAAGGGCACCCCTGGGTCCAAAAACTTACACAAACTCCTTTTCCGTTTGCAAAATCATTTGTAATTAATCCAGCGTAGCGCACTTAGCATCACCCCCTTTAAACTATGGATATAATGATAGAAAAATTTGTTGATTTATTTGTAAATTTTTTCTCATTGGTAAGATAAAATTTTTTGTTAATTCTTTTCGCCTTTTCCCTGTTGTAATACAATATAAAGTATTTCCTAATATATTATATTTATTTCCAATCTTTTCCATTGAAGCAGAAGAGAATAATACATCATAAAAGATTGGAATAAAATACTATTCGTTAGTAATTATTTGTGAAGAATTATTTTTTCTTATTGGAAAAGTGCCATTATAAATTCTTTTATAATATGGATGCTAATTATTATAACAAAATTTTCCATTATTAATATTTGTCATTTGTTCTTCTGATATTTTATATTTTTTTTGAATATCCTTTAATAACATATTACTGTATAAAATATCATTAATAATATTTTGATATTTTTGTTTTGAGATTGTCAATCCTGTTGTATTATACTTACGAATAGGATATTCTATATTTTCTTGGGACCAACACTCTCCCCTGTTAATAGCACCAATGACATCCTTAGATATATTATATTTTTTGCCAATTTGATCAAAATGCTATAAATTATTTTCATCTTGAAGAATTTCAATAATTTCTTTAACGTCTTTTTTCGAAAGCTTTGACCAACTTCGGCCCCCATCTCCGCCATCTGTAATATTATATCCACCATCTTTAACTTTTGAATGGAAAAATTGAATATAATATTTTTCTTTATTATCAATATCTTCATTTGGAATATTATCTTCAACAATTTCAAAGATAAAATTATCTATTCCATAAGCATTGAAGGCATTATATAAAGGAATTGTTGTAATATTTTGTTGTTTACAATACTAACAAGAGCGTTTATGCTATTGCCATCTAATTTTTACTGGCCTGATTGTTTTTCCAATATAACAAGAATTATTTAATTTATTTGTTATTTTATAAATTGTTGCCATTTTTAAAGACTCCTTTCATTCTCTTTCTATAATATATAAAAAATATAAAAAGAAAATTATTTAAAGTTGTCCAAATTTTGACATTTGTAGAGACGGCCTTGAGTCCAAAAACTTACACAAACGCCTGTTCCATTTACAAAATCATTTGTTATAAGTCCTGCATATCTATTCATTTTATTAACTTAACCTTTCAATTAATATTGCTCCAATTGAATTACCTATAATAATACTAATAAATTTAATAATATTTATTATAGAGAAATTAAATAGCAAATAAGGAAAATCTGCTATACAATGTTCTGCTCCAATTAAAATAAAAATCATAATTGCAAAAATAGTAAATATAATAACTTTATTTTTTACAGCAAAATGAATTAATGCTCCACAAAAACAAGCATTTATAAATAAAGTTAAAATACTTTTTGAAAATTTAGCGGCGGCTGCCGCATAAATTATATTAACAAAGTTTTGGTTACCAATCGCATATAGGCTAACTGTTGCAGCTATTGCAATACAATTAAAAATTAATACAGTTATTAAAAATTTCCATTCATGAAATTCTGTAAAAAATCCAATTTTACCAGTATATAAATTTAATTGCATATGAATAATAACTAATAAACCAAAACTAAATAAGCATGCTCCAACTACTGGAACTTCAGATTGAAGGTTAATAATAACCCCCAATCCTATTAATATTCCAGCAAGAATAGATTTTTTAATAGTATCCATTATCTATATCCTCTTAATAACGTAGAATGTTTAAATCGCATTTCTGTTTCCTGTTGTTTACCAATATTAAAAGCTGTTTTATAATCTCCAGTGAGATAACCAGTTACTCTACGAAGTCTTTGAATTTTTTTACTTTTGCACATAGGACATTCATCATTAATTTCTCCTGTATATCCGCAATCTAAACATAAATCATTTGGCACATTTAATGCAAAATATGGAATATCTTTGTCCATTGCATAGTTTACAATTTGTTCGAGTGCATCAATATTATGTAAAATTCCACTATCTAATTCTACATAAGTAATACATCCAGCAGAAGAGTAACCAGTTAATTGACTTTCAATATCAATTTTAGTAAATGGATCAATTTCTTTCCAAACCGGGACGTGCATTGAATTAGTAAAAAATTCTTTATCACTTACATTTGGAATTTTTCCATATTTATTTTGGAATTTTTTCATAGCGGTATAACATAAATTCTAAGCAGGAGTCATATATACACCAAAGTTAAGTTTATATCTTTGCTTATATTCCGCACATCTATCTTTAAATAATTGTTCAATTTGTTTAGCAAGTTCCATGCCTTTTTTTGTCGTATGATCTGTACCTATAAGGATTTGAAGTGTCTCTGCAAGACCAATTTGGCCCAGTGCTAACGTACCATGAACCAACGCAGATTTAATACCCTCTTCTGGCTTGTATCCTAACATAGTATGATTTTCCCACATAAATTTTGCAGAAGACGGATCTTGTGAGCAAATATATTCAAATCTTTCAATAAGCATATCTTTAGCTTCATGAATTTTTTTATCAAGTAATTGCATAAAAGTATCAATTCTATCTTTTTGACAATCTTGTACTGTCAAATATTTTGACATTACTTTTCCTTCTATCGCCTCCATGGCAAGCGTAGGAAGAATAATAGTTACAGGACAAATATTTCCACGGCCATCTTTACGTTGCGGGTTTTGACCTGGTTCTGCATTAATGTCGAACCCATTGGCGGTCCTACATCCCATTGTGCTGAAGAATGTAGTCGGGTCCTTAGGATCATACCCAGCATTTCCGCTCCAATCAACATTAGCATAGTTTGGATATAATCTTTTTGCTGTTGATTCAAGAGCTAATCTATATAAATCATAATTTGGTGTGCCAGGTTCTTTATTAACACCCTTCATGACTTGGAAGATTCCGCAAGGGAATATCGGTGTTTTATGAAATTTACCTACTCCTTTAATACTAC